ATGTAATGTTAGGATTGTTTAGGGGGCGCACGTGATCAGGATCTGCTATTTCAACGAATTTCGTTTGATATACCAGGTCCTCACGGCACCCGAGACAGAACGCGATGGCTAATTCCATCTTGCGAGTTAGATTATTTTGTAATCGCTCGTAAGGTGTCATTAGACAAGTGATGGACTTCACGAAAGAGTTGAGACGACCTTCGATAAAAGGGAGAGGATATCCACGTAGGGGGGCTACATCCAACAGCACCGGTACCAATTGTTGGTACTGGTGTATTGTTGTATGTAGTCCCTTAACTGGAAACCCACTCACATGTTGGTCTTTGAAGATTCATGTCTTGGCAAACTCGAAGAAGCCTTTTGCTTCATGAGATTTTGCTTCAGATATGGATACTCCAATTTCCTTCATGATCCCTAAATATGAGTTAGCTAATTTCTTAGTTCGGATCACTACATCATCTCCCAATATGTAATAGTTCGATAGTGGGCTCCCAACTCGGGAAGCCGCTATCGCCATTACAACATGGTGAGCTAATGTAAACATGGCTCAAGAGCTCTTCGCACCAAGAGGTTGACCTGTGTTGAAAGACAGGTCATGTCCCTCAAATGCGAATGGTTCTTTAACCATTATCCGGACTCAGGAATCAGCGAAATCTGAGTCAATCAGTCACGTTAAAACCATTTTCTGAATTTCAATCGGAAAACGGTCAGTGGCTGATTTCAGATCTAAAGAATAAATCTTCGATTTGGAGAACTTTCTCATTCCGTTCACCCCTTTCTGCTGATCGAATGTACAATCTTGCGGTAAATTCCGTAAAATATCGTACAAACTATCATGCAGAGGCGTTAAAGCGGCTTGAGATCAGTAATCCAAAATGGCAAAAGGTCGAGACTTGGCTTCGGAGTCAGCCTTGATTGCAATACGTCGAATAAATTTCGTCCGAGGTACGTCCGGCAATAAACTTTTTGATGAAAATCAAGAGTTTAAAGCTGGATAGTAATCGGCGAATTTTTCGGCCATTGCCAAGGCCCTTCGAAACTTGTCTCCACCTATGTGCTGAAGATCTTCTTTAAGTCACTCAGGAAGGTAACCCAAATCGGTGATCGCCTGGGCTATTGCCATCCCATTAGGTCCTGCTGCAGAAGTCCAGTGGAATCCTTTCCACTCAGGCTTCTTCGGCATAGGTTTTAGCCCCAGACTCCTTAATGCCAAGGCAATTTCAGAC